TCAAATTATAATACCAACATCAAATCAATTGACAGTTGGTTCAGGAACACCTATTGTATACGGCTGGGTTATTATAAATCCTACAACAGGTCAAAACTGGTCTGCTATAAATCCGGCAACAGGACAAACTTGGAGTACTGTAAACCCAACAACAGGTCAAACGTGGTCTGCTATAAGTCCAACAACAGGACAAACTTGGAGTACTGTTAATGTAACAACAGGTCAAACATGGATTAATTTACCATGATGACAAAACCTTAAAAAAGTGATAAGGAGAATTTAATATGGCAAGTACGTTTAGTAATTTAGGTCTTAATCTTCAGGCAACAGGTGAAAACTCCGGTACATGGGGAGCTATCACTAACGTTAACTTACAAGATATTGATAATGCAATCGGAGGCGTAGCTAACGTTACTGTTACTGGAAATACAACTTTAGCATTTACAACAAATTCATCTTCTACAACTTACACAGATGAAGCAGGAAGAAATAAAATAATCGTTTTAAACGGATCTTTATCTGCAACTACAATTACAGTTACAGTTCCTAATATTGAAAAAGATTATGTATTTATAAACAATTCAGGTGGAACAGCTACAATTTCAGCAGGAGGTTCTACTACAGTATCTATTGCAACAGGATCTAAATCTTATTTGTTTGTAAACGGATCAAGTTCTGTTTCTACATGTGTAGATATTCCTACTAATACAGCATCACAAGGATTTGCTATTGCAATGGCAGTGGCTTTATAGTAATAATAACAAGGAGAAAATATGGCACAAAATTTTAGAAGATATACCTCAAATGCAGTAGGAACAGCAGCAACAACTGTTTTTACAGCAAACAGTTTTGATACTATTATTGGTATCGCTCTTGCAAACGTAAATTCAACATCATCTATTAACGCAACAGTTACTATTAATGATGGAACTAATGATATTGATTTAATTAAAAACGCTCCAATACCTGTTGGATCACAATTACAAGTTATAGATGGCGGAGCTAAATACGTAGTACAATCAGGTGATGTACTTAAAGTAAACTGTGATGTCGCATCTGCAATGGATGTTTGGGTTTCTGCCGTAGACGACATTAGTACATAGGAAACATAAATGGCTTTTATAGGCAATCAACCGACTGCAGTTCCGTTAACTTCAAGTCAGTTAGCAGATGGACTTATTACCACTGATAAATTAGCTACGGATGCAGTTACAAGTGCAAAAATTTTAGATGGCGCAATTGTAAATGTTGATGTTAATTCTACAGCAGCAGTTGCTTATTCTAAATTAAATCTTGCTACTTCAATTGTTAATGGTGATATAGCAAATGCTACAATTAATCTTACACAAAAAGTAACTGGTACTTTACCTGTTGCTAATGGTGGAACTAATTTATCTTCTGGTTTTGCAAATGGAATTACAGAAGCTGACCAATGGAGAATTACCGCAAGTACTACAATAGCTACTGCTGGAACAGAATTAACATCAAATTGGGAAAGAGTAGATACAGATGGTTTTGGAAAAATTGGTACAGGAATGTCGCAAAGTTCTGGTATATTTACATTTCCAACTACTGGTGTTTATTTAATAGAATTTAATAATGCATATAGGCAAACTGTAAATCAAGCAGATTATTGTACTGCTATTATTTTAACAACTTTAGATAATAGTTCTTATAGTGATGCAGTCGCAACTGATTCTGCTTCTTCACAAAATATGTATAATACTAATACTGTACAATTTATATTTAATGTATCAGATACTACAAATAGAAAATGTAAATTTAAAATGCAATCACAGCTTACTACCCTTACAGTCTTTGGAAACACAGATGTTAATAATACTTATGTAACATTTATAAGATTAGGAGATTCAGTATGATAATAGATTGGTTACAAGACGCATTACATAGTTTTAATTTAGATACTCCTAATTGGTATGGTTGGAGAACGCATGATGATAATGGAAATAAAATTCCTAACAATCAAAGAATGTGCTGGGAACATATTATTGTTATAAAAGAAGGTGCAATTAAACCAACTAAACAAGAATTAGAAAATAGAATTACTCAATTACAAACTGAACATGAACAAAAGATTGCACAAGAACAAGCTAACAAACAATCAGCACTAAACAAACTTAAAGCATTAGGTTTGAATGATGCTGAAATTAAATCAATTATAGGATAAATATGGCATATATCGGCAAACAACCTTTAGTCGGAAATTACATATCCTGCGATTCGCTATCCGCGAGCGCTACAACAACGTACAATTTATTAAGTAGTGGAACTCCAGTATTTCCAACTGTACCACAAAACTGTATTGTATCATTAAACGGAGTTGTACAAGCTCCAGTAACTTCATTTACGATTTCAGGATCGGCAATCGTTTTCTCAACTACTTTATCTACAACAGATTCTATTGATTATATTACTGTTTTAGGAAACACACTTAATATCGGAACGCCGAGCAATAACACTGTTGGATTAAGTCAATTTTCAGCAACAGGTACACCTTCTGCAACTACATTTTTAAGAGGTGATAATGCTTGGGCAACTCCTGCAGCAGATCTTGTATGGCAGTCAGTTCAAACAACAAATTTTACCGCAGATGCAGGAAAAGCTTATCCTGTTAATACAACATCAGCAGGAATTACAGTTACGCTTCCAGCAACACCAGCGGCCGGTAATCAAGTTCAAATCGTTGACTATGCGGGAACCGCGGATACGAATCCAATAGTAATAAATCCTAATTCAAATAAATTAGAATCGGGGACAGGTAATTTACAATTAGGTGGCGAAAGAGAAGGAGTAATTTTAACTTATATAGATGCAACACAAGGTTGGATTCCAACTTCAGGAATTAACGAAGGAACAGATGCTTTAGGACCAGTTCCTTATTCAATAGATTTTTTAGTAATAGCTGGGGGTGCTTCTGGTGGAGGCGAAGATGGAGGTGGAGGTGGTGCTGGAGGTTATAGAACATCAACACAAACAGTAACTGGTGGAACAGTAATAACAGTAACAGTAGGAGATGGTGGAGCAGCTGTAAGTAGTAGTCCATCAAGAGGATTTGATGGTTCTAACAGTTCAATTTCAGGTTCAGGTTTAACTACAATAACTTCAACAGGTGGTGGAGGAGGTGGTCGTGATGACGCTTCACCTCAAGATAGTGGAAAAAATGGTGGTTCTGGTGGAGGTGGGGGTGGAAGAGGAGATGGAGGAACAGGTCCTGGAGGAAATGGAAATACTCCAAGCACATCACCAAGTCAGGGTAATAATGGAGGAACTGCTTTTGGTAGAACATCAGGATTTAATGAAGCTGGTGGCGGAGGTGGTGGTGCTGGTGCAGTAGGAGGAAATGGTTCGTCAGGAACTGGTGGTAATGGTGGAAATGGTACAGCATCTTCAATAACAGGTTCTTCAGTTACAAGAGCAGGAGGAGGAGGTGGAGGTACAGGAGGAGCAAGTCCAGCGATTGCTGGAAGTGGTGGAACTGGAGGAGGTGGTGCAGGTACTGCTACTACCCCATCAACAGCAACATCAGGAACAGCAAATACTGGTAGTGGTGGTGGTGGTTGCGGAGGAAATAATATGTCAGGTTCTACAACTGGTGCAGGTGGAAAAGGAGTTGTTATATTAAGTATGGCAACTGCTAATTATTCTGGAACTACAAGTGGTTCGCCTACAATTACAACATCTGGTGCAAATACAATTTTACAATTTAACGGAGATGGGAGTTATACAGCATAATGGCATCATTCGCTAAAATAGGATTAAATGGAAAAGTTATAGCAGTTCATTCTGTTGTTAATGAAGTTCTTCATGACTCAAACGGAGTTGAAAGAGAAGATATTGGTATAGACTTTTTAACAAAATTACATGGTTGGAGTGTTTGGGTTCAAACATCTTACAACACACATGGTGGAGTTCATTCATCTGGTGGTACGCCTTTAAGAAAAAATCACGCTAGTATTGGAATGACTTATGACGAAACTAGAGATGCATTCATACCTAAAAAACCTTTTAACTCTTGGATATTAAACGAAACTACTTGTCTATGGAATGCACCAGTTGCTTATCCTACAGATGGTGGTAAATATACATGGAACGAAACAAATTTAAATTGGGAGATTAAAGAATAATGCCTTCAACAAAAGTAGCTAGCGCAGGATTACAACCAGGAGCGGGTGATTTAGTTTGGTCCGTTCAAAGCACTAACTTTACAGCTGTGGCTGGTAATGGTTATTATGTAAATACAACTTCTGCAGGAATCACTATAACTTTACCTGCAACACCTAGCGTTGGAAATTCAATAGGTATAGTAGATTACGCAGGAACATTTGACACTAATGCTTTAACAATTAATCCAAACGGAAACAAATTAGAATCGGGGACAGGGAATTTACAATTAGGTGGTGAAAGAGAAGGAGTAACACTTAATTATATAGATGCAACTCAAGGATGGTTATGTAATTCAGGAATTAATGAAGGAACAGATGCTTTAGGACCAATACCTTATTCAATAGATTTTTTAGTCGTAGCTGGTGGTGCAAGTGGTGGATCTTCCACAGCACCTTCTGATTCTGGTGGTGGAGGTGGTGCAGGTGGATATAGAACATCAACTCAAACAGTATCTGCTGGAACAGTAATTACAGTAACAGTTGGAGATGGTGGTGCTGAAGTATCTTCAGCAAATACAATAGGAAATGATGGTTCAAATTCTTCAATATCAGGTTCAGGATTAACAACAATAACTTCTGCTGGAGGTGGAGGTGGAGGAACTATTGTCCTAGGAAATAGAATAGGTAGAAATGGTGGTTCTGGTGGAGGTGGAGGTGGTGGAACTATAAGTCCTGTTTCTGTAGGAGGTTCAGGAAACACTCCAAGTACAGTTCCAAGTCAAGGTAATAATGGTGGTAGTTCTCCTGCTTCTTCTCCTGATAATTCAGGGGGTGGAGGAGGAGGTGCAAATGCTGTTGGTGTTCAAGCAGTAGGTCTTAATGGTGGTAATGGTGGTGCTGGTACAGCTTCTTCAATAACTGGTTCTTCAATTACAAGAGCAGGTGGAGGAGGAGGTGGTTCTGCCGCTTCAGGATCAACTACTAGCACAGGTGGTGCAGGTGGTGGTGGAGCTGGTGGAGGTGGGCCAGGTGATCCTGCTGCAACTGCTGGTACAGTCAATACTGGTGGAGGAGGTGGAGGTAAAAATGGTACACCATCTGGTGCTGGTGGAAAAGGGGTTGTTATATTAAGTGTACCAACTGCTTCATATTCAGGAACTACAACGGGTTCTCCAACAATTACAACATCTGGTGCTAATACAATTTTACAATTTAATGGTTCAGGGAGTTACACAGCATAATGGCTAGTTTCGCAAAAATAGGATTAAATAATAAAGTAATAGAAGTTCAATCAGTAGTAAATGAAGTATTACATGATGCTAATGGAGTTGAACAAGAATCAATAGGAATAGATTTTTTAACCAAACTTACTGGTTGGGCTATTTGGAAACAAACATCTTATAATACTCATGGTGGAGTTCATTCTTCTGGTGGAACACCTTTTAGAAAAAATCATGCAGGAATAGGTTATACTTATGATGAAGATAGAGATGCTTTTATTCCTAAAAAACCTTTTAACTCTTGGATATTAAATGAAACTACTTGTCTTTGGAATGCACCAGTTGCTTATCCTACAGATGGAAAAAGATACTCTTGGAACGAAACTACAAAAAATTGGGATTTACAAAATATATAATTTAGTTTATATTTAAGAAAGAATGATCGAATCAACAGTAAATGGAATATTTCCAACTCCTGTATATATATCTAAATTAGATAGAAAATTAACACCATTAGAATTAAAGTTTGTAGATAAATCTAAAAAGGATTCTCATAAAAACGAAGGAAATATTGTTTCTAATAATAACTATATTCTTAATGAAAAACCTTTTGCTAATATTAAAAAAGATTTAGATTTAAGAGTTCAAGATTATTTTAATAAAGTATTATCAACTACAGATGCTGTAACACCTTATATTACACAATCTTGGTTAAACTATACTGAAACAAATCAATATCATCATAAACACGCACATCCCAATTCATTAGTATCTGGAGTTTTTTATGTTAATTGTCATGAAGAATTAGATAAAATTAAATTTTTTAATGATACATACAAAACCATTAAACCAGAAATTAAAGATTGGAATTTATATAATTCAGAAAGTTGGTGGTTTACAGTTAAGACCGGAGATATAATATTATTTCCATCTTCATTAACTCATATGGTTGAAAATAAAGAAGGAACTAATACAAGAATTAGTCTTGCATTTAATGTATTTATAAAAGGAAATATTGGTAATAATAAAAATTTAACTGAACTTATATTATGACAGTAAGAAAACTATCCATTGAAGCAACAATAAAACGATACACTAACGAAAATGGTTTTGCTTGGGGTATCAATACTGTAATGAAATCTTTAGCACCAGGTGCTAGTTATGACTTAACCTCTGCTGGTGAGTTTATAATAGATAGATGGGATTCACCATTACCTCAACCTACATCACAAGAAATAAGAGATGAGTACATTAGACAGCAAACTATAGCTGAATGTCTAGAGTATTTTAAAACATTAAAGTAGTTTAATTCTAATAGATTTATGGTATAAATCTGCTTTACTAGGGGTTTTATGCCAATAAACAAATTACAATTTAGACCAGGAATAGATAAGCAAAACACTCAATACGGCGCTGAAGGTGGTTGGGTAGACTGTGATAATGTTCGTTTTAGGTATGGCGTTCCTGAAAAAATAGGTGGATGGGAACCTGCCGTTGGTACTAATTTGATTGGCGTTGCGCGAGACATTCACACTTATACGGATTTAGCTGGTGACTCATTAGCGGCCATTGGTACTGATAGAAAACTATATATTTATTACGATAACAACTTTTACGACATCACACCTTTATCAACAACCATTCCCGCAGTATTCTCATTTACTTCCGGAACGACGATCGTGGATGTTACAGCAACTTCTAATGGAGCGGTGGCAGGAGACTTTGTTACATTTTCAGGAGTTACAGGAGTAAGCGTTGTTAATATTTCAAACTCTAATATGAGTCAAGAATTTGAGATTCAAGAAATTAAAACAGCAAATACATTTACAATTAATGTTGCATCTATTGCAACACCAGGAGTAGTTACAACATCAGGTACAGCTTCAAGTGCTGCATTTCAAATAAATGTAGGTACAGATGTTACACAAATTGGTGATGGATGGGGTGCCGCAACATGGGGTTTTTCTACTTGGAACACACCAAGACCATCAGGAGTTATTACAGCAAATCCTAGAATTTGGAAAATAGATAACTTTGGTGAAGATATATTAGCTACAATCGTTGGTGGTAAAACATATTACTTTGATACTTCTGCATTTTTAATTCCAAGAAATACAAGAGCTACATTATTATCTAATGCTCCAACACAATCTAATTACATGACAGTATCTCCAAGAGATAGACACGTTATATTCTTTGGTACACAAACAACACCAGGAACAACTTCAACTTATGATCCAATGGCAGTATTATTTGGATCGCAAGAATCTATTACAGATTTTATACCGAATGCAACTAACACAGCAGGATTTCAAAGATTATCATCAGGTAATAGAATTGTAACTGCAGTTCCAACAAGAGGAGATATATTAATATTAACTAATACATCCGCTCATTCTATGCAGTTCGTGGGCCCACCATTTACATTCTCATTTAAACAAATTGGTACAAACTGTGGTGCTTTAGGAATACATTCAGCAGTAGAAGCGGAGAACGTTGTCTATTGGATCGCGGATGGTGCATTCTATTTATTTGACGGGGTTGTAAAAGAAATTCCTTGTTCAGTGCAGGACTATGTATTTCAAGATTTAAATACTGATGAACATGCTACAATTTTTGCAGGGGTTAATCTTGAATTTTCAGAAGTTAATTGGTTCTATGCATCAACAGGATCTACAGTAATAAATAAAGTAGTAACTTATAACTATCTTGAAAGATTATGGACTATAGGAACTTTAGCTAGAACTACTTGGGCTTCTAAAGACGTATTTGCAAATCCACTTGCAACTAAATATATGCCAAATTCTACAACACTTGCTCAACCGACAGTTATTGGTTTAACAGCTGGTGTATCTACTTTATATGATCAAGAAAAAGGAACTAATGATGATACTACTGCAATCACCGCGTTCATTACTTCGGGAGACGTGGATATTGTAGATGGAGATCATTCTATGTTTATTAAACGATACATTCCAGACCTAAAAAATCAAGAAGGTGCGGTTAATTTTCAATTTTTAGTTAGACAATATCCAGGAGCAACTCAAACAGTTGCATCAAGTACA